GTTTCCCAGTCACGATCAATGGGTATGGTTCAGTCTCCAGAGCAGCAAATGGTTGCTCTTGAGCAAGCAAAGGTTGAGCTAGAAAAACAAAAGATGCAAATGGACTTAGCTGTTAATAATGCTGAAGCTGCTCTTGAGAATAAAAAACTTGATCTTGAAGAAAATAAACAAATTCTTGAAGCTACTAAGTCTGGAATTGCATCGGCAATGAAAGATGAAAAAGCTGAAGCAGACAGAGCTAGTAAAGAAACAATTAAAGCACTTGACATGCTTACTAAATTGTTAACAGAACAAATGAAAGAAGAAGGTCAAGATGAGAGAGCAATGATGTCTATGATTAAAGATAGAGCAAACTCTCAAGATAAATCTCAGATGCAAGCTGTAGATATGATATTAAATTTAATAAAGGAGACAACTAATGCCTAACTATGGAAAAATTCATTATCCTAATGATGTAGCAGGAATTACAGATGGAAAGCCTACTCATGTTGTAGATCGTTCTACGTCATATGGAGATTGGACTAAAGAAGATATTCAAGGTTCTCGCGCTACTCGTTCACGACTAGCTGAATATGATCCTAAGTATTGGGAGATGCCAGCACCGAGTAAAATTAAATATTCTTAATGGATATATTTGAAACAATAGCTCAAGTATATCAAGAAGAGATAGAGAATCAAAAAAATAGTTTAGCTCAAGGTAATCCTGTAGACTATCATTCATATAAACAAGTTGTAGGATATATTGCAGGAATCGAATGGGCTAAACAAAACCTAAGAGATATTGTACAGAAACAACTTTATATAGAAGAAGAGGAGTGACATGCAACAGGCACAACTAGGAAATGCAGTGAAAAATAATCTTTGGACCACAGATGAAGATGAACATCCTGATCCAGATGTATTACCAGAACTTCCAGGATTTCATGTTCTTGTACGACCTATATCAATTAAGACAAAAACTAAAGGAGGTATTATTCTACCAGACTCTACCAAAGATGATATGGCATATCTTACCACAGTCGGGCGTGTAATAGCTCTTGGAGATATGGCTTATAAAGATGAAGAGAAATTTCCTTTTGGTCCTTGGTGTCAGGTAGGAGATTATATCTGTTATGGTAAACACACAGGTACAAAGTTATTTTATAAAAGTGTCAGGCTAATTCTTATGTTTGACGATCAAGTCATGATGAAGGTAGAGAACCCTGCATTTCTCGATCCTACATTTAATTTAACTAGTTTTTCTTCATGACTTGTAATTTACTTAGGAATATGTTATAATAGTATTAACGTAAAACGATTGTCTCGTAAACAACGGAGTATATAATGAACAACGATGAAACCTGGGAAGAAGTAGATATCCCTGAAAATGAAGAAGCAAGTTATGAGATTGAAGAAGAAGAAGAGGTACAGCCACAACAAGCTGAACCTGTTCAAGAAGAAGAGCAACCTCAAGAACTTGATGGTATTAAAACTAAAGGAGCCGAAAAACGTATTAGGCAATTGGTTCGTCAACGCAAAGAACGAGATGAACAGATTGCTCAGTTGTTGGCTCAGAATGAAGAACTATCTAGTAATTTAAAACAAAGAGAAAGTTCTTTTAATGAAGTAAGTAAGCTTAATTTAGATGCTTCTGAAAAACAACTTACAGATAAAGTTACGCTGGCACGTAACGCCTATATGGAAGCATTTGAAAGTGGTGAGAAAGAAAAGCTTCTGCAAGCTCAAGAAATGCTGAATGAAGCTCAAGTAGATTTAAAACATTTAAATCTCACTAAAGCTCAAATGGAAGAAGTTGCTGAACAACCTGAACCAGAACAAACAGCACCTGTACAACAACCAGTACAACAGACCCCTGATCCTAGAGCAGAAGAATGGGCAGCTAATAACGAATGGTTTGGTAAGGATAAAATTTTAACTGTTTCAGCTTTAACAATTGATCAAGAACTTAAAGCAGAAGGATATGATCCAGATGATGAAGAATTTTATCAAGAAGTTGATCGGCGGCTTTCAGAAGCTTTTCCACATAAGTTTAAATCTTCTGAAGTGCCTGTGGAAGAAAATCAAAATCGTGTGCAGGAAGATACGTCAGTTCCTGCTCAAGTGGTAGGAAGTAGTTCGCGCTCTACTCCTAATTCCTCTAAGAGCAAGATTAAACTAACAAAAGAAGATGTTAGGCTTGCTAATAAATGGAATATACCCCTTGAAACATATGCTGCTCAGAAGCTTAAAGTTGCTGAAGCAGATGGCGAATATACGCAAATTAGTTAGTGCGGAGGACATGAAATGACACGCGAAAAATCACGTATTGATACTCTAAGAGAAACAAACACTAGGGAAGAAGAGTACATCTTTGAAGAACCTGATGCCTTGTCTATACCAAATACGGTACAAGAAAGGTTTCAAAATGAAGGATTAGACCTTCGATGGATCAGGATTTCTTTGCGAGGGCAAGAAGACATTATGAATGTTGGAAAGCGTGAGCAAGAAGGATGGACTTTTGTAGAACCTGGTGAAGTTCCTGAAATGGCATCAACATCCTACGTGAGGGATGAGGGCAGATACTTGGGTACAGTCTGTCGCGGAGATGTAGCCTTGGCTAAAAAACCAATTAACCAAGTAAAAGCAAGACGGGCTTTCTACGAAAAGAAAGCAAATGATATGATGGATGCTGTTAACGCACAGCTTTACAATAATTCAGATGCTCGTTTACGTAATATGCCTGTCTCTAATAGTAGTAGATCAACCACTATGAGAGGACGCACTCCAAATTTTCAGGACTAAGCCTCTCTATAACTAGGAGGAACTAGAAATGAGTACAACTAAAGCATTTCGTGGGTTCATTCCTGTCCGAAAAAAAGGTAGTAACTATAACTCTGAAGGTGTAGAAGTTCTGCCGATTACTTCTGGTGGTCTTTGTAGCAATAATGTTTTTACTGGTGATCTTGTTGTGATGCCAGGAGCAAACCTTGCTACGATTCAACCATTTATTGCTGCCACTCTCAAGCCATCTGGCGTGTTTGCTGGTTGTCAATATGTAGAAGATGGCGAACAAAAGTTTCGTCGGCATTGGGCAGGAGGAACGTGCGTAACAGATTTGAAATTCCATGTTATCACTGATCCTGATCAGATTTATTACATTCAAGCTTCTCTCTCGCTTTCTATTGGAGAGATCAATGTTGTAAAGAACTACAATGTTACTGTTAGCTCAACAGCAAGTTCAGGAGATACCACGACTGGTCAGTCCAGTTATTATCTCTTGGCAGCGTCTGGCGCAGAAACTGAACAAGCTGCGCGAGTTGTCAAGCGTGCAGAGCTTCCTGAAGAAAAGGATAGTGATTCTTTTCCAATTGTGGAAGTTTGGCTTAACACTCACCGAGATCGGTACGTTACTGCTACCGCATCCACGGCTTAATAAGGAAGGTGTATCATGGCTATTAATCGTTCAAGTATTGCTAAAGAACTCCTTCCTGGCCTTAATGCTGTTTTCGGTCTGGAGTATGGTGACGTTAATAATGAGCATGAGCCTCTTTATGAAACGGAAAACTCTGATCGTGCATTTGAGGAAGAAGTTCTCTTTACGGGCTTCGGAACTGCTCCCACCAAAGGTGAGGGTGCTTCTGTTGCTTATGATGACGCGCAGGAAAGTTATACTGCTCGTTACACGATGGAAACTGTTGCACTGGCTTTTGCCGTTACGGAAGAAGCTATGGAAGACAATCTTTATGACACGTTTGCAAAGCTACGTGCCAAGGGTCTTGCTCGTGCAATGGCTAACACGAAGCAGGTTAAAGCTGCCAATCTCTTCAACAATGGATTTACGGATACCATTGGTGATGGTGCGGCATTCTTTTCCAATGCTCACCCAACGATCAGTGCGGGTAATCAGTCTAACTTGATTGCTGCGTCTGATCTTTCAGAGGCAACTCTGGAAACGGCTCTAACGAATGTTCAGAAGATTGAAGATGACCGTGGTATCTTGATTGGTGCTAGTTCGGTTTCGCTTCATGTCCCTGTTGATTCGTGGGCGATTGCGGATCGGGTTCTTAATAGCCCAGGCACGACTCAAGTTAGTGCTGCTGCTGCTAATCCGAATACCAATGCTATCAATGCAACGCGCCACATGGGTATGTTGCCTGATGGTTACTATGTTAATCGGCGGTTTACCGATACGACTTCTTGGTGGATTAAAACAGATGTGCCAAATGGTACGAAGATGTTTGTCCGCACTCCTCTTCAAACGAAGATGGAACCTGATTTCGATACTGGTAATCTTCGCTTCAAGGCTCGCGAGCGTTATGCGTTTGGTGTGTCTGATTGGCGTGGATGGTTTGGTTCGCAAGGATCGTAATGCTAAAAGTCAGGGAGGATTAATTTTCTCCCTGACTTTATCTTAGGAGAATAACATGGCAAATAACTATAATGCTCTTTTTCAAGCAGGTGCGGGAGTTATTTCTACAGCAGAAAAAACTCGTATTATTGCGGTCCATGCTCATAGCACTGTTGCAGGTTCTTTTGATATTAAAGGAGCAACATCAGGTGTCTTGAAATTTTTCGTAGCAGCTAATGAAAGTGCAGATATTTATATTGGAGATATGGGCGTTCCAATGATAGGAAGTGTAAGTGTTTCAGTTCCTGCTGATGGCGCTGCTTTAACATTAATTGTAGGCTAATACAATGCCTGACTTTGCGTTTTTAAAAAATGATTTAATAAATACAACTGAAAACGACTCAACTGAGTTTTCAGATCAGATATCTTTTTTTGTAGAAAAAACAGAGAATAGACTTTCAAATGATCTAGACGATTTTGGTCTAGATTTTTTTACTACAGTATCTTGCTCAATTGGAAATCCAATTGTATCCTTACCTGTAGATACAAAAATTGTTAGAAATGTAAATGTTATATCTAGTGCATCATCTACAAGAACAAGTTTGTTGCAAAGAACATATGAGTATGCTATTGATTATTGGCCTCATGCAAGTGCATCTGTAGGTGATCCCCGATATTATTCACGTAAGACAAACACAGAGATTTATATTGTACCCACTCCTGCATCAGCAGTTGATATTGAGGTACAGTTTGTACGCAAACCTATAGGTCTAGCTTCTGCAACTGGAACAAGTGTAACAACTACTAATTACTTTAGTGAGTTTTGCTATAACGCTTTGTTTTATGGTTGTATGATTGAGGCTACCATGTATATGAAAAGTTGGAGCGATCTTCAAATATGGGAAGGTCAATATCAAAATGCTATTAACCAACTTAGAAACCAAGCTCGTCGTACTCGTCAAGATGATATGGCACAAGCAGCAAGTCCTGCTGGCAGTCCTGATACGGTAATTATGGGATCAACATAATGGCTATCGGTAGAAGTAATATTTCTAATCAAATTTCAAAACCTAAAAATAAAAAGAAAAAAAAGAAGAGAGTTTATAAAAGGAGAAAAAAATGAAAGACTTTGTATCAGGTTCTTTAGCACGTAAGATTCCAAACCTTAATCCAGATTTGAATGAGATTGTAGGTCGCCCTACAGGTCAGGGGTTTGGCGCAGCTAGGAAAGGACCAAATGTGGTTGCCTCTTCAGACAAAGACCTCATGAAAGAGGAGGACTAGTTATGGCAGCTAGAAAAAAACCATCAACAGTAGCTCAAGCTAAAGCTGCAAAAAGTCCAATTTTTTATGGTAAAGGTAATAAAGAACTTGCTGCTGTAACTAAAGAAGAACTTAAAAAGTCAGGATTATCTTTGCGTGATTATTTAAATAAACGAAAAGGTAAAACAAGGCGAACTGCTGCTAAAGTTGCACCTAGACCTAAACCTGCACCTGCTCCTGCTCCTAAAGCTCGACCATCAAAACGTCCAACAGATACAGGTCAACGTCTTGATAATCGTCCTGTTAAATTTACTCCTAAACCTAAATCTAGACCAACAGGATCATCTGCTCCATTAAATACAAAAGGTAGCATTGTACCAACCCGATCGTGACTGGGAAAC